TGGCATCGCGTAGCACCACAGAGTTGGCACCAGACGAAGTAGTTACACCCGTGCCGCCGTAAGCGACCCCAACAGTCGAGCCTTGCCAAGTACCAGACGCAATAGTCCCAAGGGCAGAAACGTTGCCGCTTGCATCCAAATTAACTGACCGACCCGAGGGGTACGTCACAAAGACGTTTACCGCGCCCGAGAAAGTTACAGCGTTGTTGGAGTTGCTCGACGCATAGATCGTCGTGCGGGTCAGCGTTGGTCCGGTCGTTGAATACGTGCCAAGACCCACCTCCCAGTTGCCAGACCCATCGGTGGCGGAATAGAAGGTAGTGTTGGTATCACCGATTACAGCGAACGATTGAAAACCAGCAATCGCCCCCGTAAGCGTGAAACTTACAGTGGTATTCGCCGTGGCCGATTCTTGGACACGGTTTGCAAGGACCAGAGCCATTTAAGACTCCTTATCAAGAGGTTGCGGTCGTGCTGTAAGTTACGCTTACGGTGTCGCCTGCGGTCGTGACTTTGGCTGTACTAAATGCACCTGCGCTGTACAGGGTGCCGGAGGTGTTGCCTTGAGTCGAAGAAGCACCAGAGCCGGTCACCAAGAAGCAGCCGCCAACCGTGCCGCCCGCACCAGTGATGGTGTAGGTGATTGCCGACGCGGTCTTGGTTGTCACGTTGGTTGGCGTGGTGCCCGTCGAAGTGGCCGCGCTAAACGATGCTGTGCCCCGTACAGCAGAGCCACCGACGGTGTAGTTAGTGAACTCAGTCCAACCGCCGTGAGACGCCATAGTGTCAGATGCGGAGAACGTCGGGCTTGCGCCAGAAATCAAGCCGAGGTACGGGCCAACGGTGGTGTAGGAAGAACCAGACAGCAGGGTGTCCAGCATCAACTCTTTACCAATAGCATTGACCAGATTGGGGAACTCTTCCGCCCATTTGAGGTTCCCGTCAGCGTCACGGCACTCTACATGGTAGTAGCCCTCAATGCCTACGGTTTCGGACCCGGCAACATTTGACTGCATCGTCACCTCTGCACGGTCGCCAAAATTTGAGATTTCCTTTTGCATGATGACTCCTTAAACAAGTCGGATTAAAGCAGATGTGCTGGTGTTTGCGGGCATCTGCACGGTGAAAGTTGTGGTTGAAGTTTTGTCAGACCCGAAGTCCAACACGCACACAGCGCCGTTGTCACCCGGCGTGTAGATCAATGCGCCCCGCGCAGTTATCGCCCCCGTCCATGCGGGAGACGAAAAATTGACGTAAGTGATACTACCGCTGGCAGTCTCTTGGCTATTTACCGTGGCAGTCACCACTGAACCCCCGGCAACATAATTGCCACCAGAAGACTCTCCGGTCGCTGTGTATGCCGTGGTCGTCTGATCCAGCGTGACTGAGTTTGTATACAACGCCAGATAGAACGTATCCGAGGCAAAGTTAATCGTGCCGTTGGCAAGCCCCGACCGCAGCGTGTTGCAGGAGTAGTTGCCGGTAAAGGCCATCAAGCCACCCCGTTATTCTGCGGCAGCGGAGCCACACGATACTGGCCGCTACGGTAGGCGTCCGACCTCTCAAGGCCATCACCCAGCCGTTTAGCCAGAGCAAGGGCTTCCTTGTACTTCCCGTCGTACAAGGCCATCATGTCATTTTCACCCTTCATGAACGTGTATGCCTCCACCAGAGAGCCATAGAGCAGCACGGTGTCAAAATTGTCACCGAGCCAAGTCTGGCCATCAGCCGCAACTGTGATCGACTCGGGGTAGTAGTAATAATGCAACTCAACGTCATACGCCGCATCAGGGGTGGGCCCAAGGATGAAGCTCAACTCATCAGAAATGACAGCCCCAGACACGGTGGGGCCAAACAGCGCGTAGTACTTGGGAGTCCCGGTGTCATTGGGAGTTGGGTACGCCTGCCGGATGAAATTCACATCCTTATTAAGCAGGTACTCGTACGACCCGGTATTGATGTTGCCGCCCGTAACCCCGGTCACAACAGCCAAGGAATAGACGGACAAGAAATCATCCGGGCAGGACAAATACTTGTTGTTTGCTGAAACTGAACCCGTGACATTCTTACGAAGTGACGGAAACTGCACCGTGTTGTAAATGCGCTGCTCTGCCTGTCTGACAAAGACAGGGATATTCGCCACGAACTCCGTTTCGTAGTTCTGGGTGTAATCCTGAATTGCGGCAGACAGGGCAGCGTAGTTCATGCCATCGGGCCCCGAGATACCTTGCCTTTGGTTGCCGCGCCACCACCCCGCATCATCGTGCCGCTGGTTTTGGTCGGCTCGTAATCTTGGCTGCGGGTATTGGCAACGGACACATTGGCCTTGCGCATCGTCTCTTTGGCGGGCTCTTCACCCACCACAACAGACGGATACACCTTGGGCTGAATGTATTTTCCAATCGGGTCTTTGGTGTCCGATGGGAAATACTTGAAGTCGTCGGTGTTCATATCAGCCTCCCTTGCGACCGGGGTTGCGCTGGTTAATGACCTTGGCCATATTGCGCCCGTACTTGAGCATGTCGCTGTTGGTCTTACCACCAGCCCTCATGCCTTTGTGCATACGCTTTTCGTGAGCCTTGACCTCGGCCTTGGCAATTTTCTTCATGCTGTCCATCATCGACTCCTTATGTCGTTGCAACCGTAATTGTGCCCAAATTCACTGTGATAACCAAGTTGTTTGGCGTTTCAGTGGCGGTGAAAAATGAAGAGCCTCCAACAGGGTTCCAGCCCCATTGAAATATGCGGCTTCCGCCCTCAACCGTTCCAGTCCCCAGAGGCCCAGAACCCGTCTCAATCTGTAGGCCGCTGGTGCCCGACAGCCTGTAGCTGCGATCCGGTCGGGGGTTCCTCAGACCTTGTGGGTCATCTACTGGGTACATGCCCAACTGCAACTGCGGCTGATCAGGGTCCCAGCATTCCGGGCACACCAACAGTTCGTAGTTCTTGGTCTTGATGACCTCACGGCGAAGCTGTTTAAGCATGAACCGCTGATCACAGCGGTCACACTGGGCAATCGCGTACTTACCGCTGGCAAACCTATTGCCCATCAGTAAGTGCTCCCGATGAACTGCTGGCGCGGCACGAACCGGATTGCGGCCTTCTCACGATCCTCATCAGCGGCCAACTGCCACGCCTCGTCATACTGGGCCTTCAGGATAGGCAGTCGATCCATGCCGCCGGGAATCTTCCCGGCGATGTAATAGGCCAGACCCGCCGCCATGCACGGGATGAACCGGAAAGGCACATCCATGATATTTACACCGCCACCGGCATCCTGCGTCCTGCGCAGTCTCCAGTACACAAACTGATACTGCTGGGCGTTGTCGGGGGTTGGCCATACAGTGATGGCCGGAAGCTGCTGCCAGTAGACCGTTGCCCCGTTGCTATGGGATGCAGCCGTGGTATCAGCCTGCCCCCTGAAGCAGTTGTATAGGGTATTCCCTGAGATGTATCCGTAGTTGATGATCTCAGAGTCAATCTTGATGAAGCCAGCCGAAGGCAGGCCAACCACGGAGTTGAGGGTAATCTGATCGGCGGTGGCATTGATGCCGCCAACCTGACTGATGGACAGGCCGGTCGGGCTCTGCTGGCCGTTGTACCGCTGAACCCAGACTTGGATCGGGCGGGCCTGCTGAAGCTTGTTCGGCAGGGTGGCATAGGTAGAAACACTAATCCGGGTGATGGTCAGGTCGGCCTGAGTTGCCGCCACATTGGCCCCGGTACGAATCACATGCTCCAACAGATCAATCGTGTCGGTCGGCAGGGCGTAAGTGTTCTGGCCCTGCACAAGGTCAATCGTGCCCTGCTCAATGGTCCAGAGGTTGATGCCCCGATTGGCCCAGTCGGCAAACATGATGTTTAAACTGCGACGAGCGGTGCGCAAGTCGTAGCCCGTCCGCATCTCTGAACCGGCACGTTCAAACGCCTCCTCGACCAGTTCTGTCAGGTCAAGGTTAAAACTGCTTGCGCCGGATGTGGTGGCCATGTCAATCCTTCTTTGCCGTCACAACGTCGTCGCCCTTACGGACGGTTACCTTGTCGCCCTCGACATCAACCCGCATGGGCTGCTCTTCCCGGTCAAGCCGGTCCAGCTTGTCGATCAACTGGCGCATGATTTCAAACTCAGGCTTTTCCTGCTTGGGGTTGGCCCCTGCAATCCCGTTGAGCATAGAGATCAGCGCGGTCAAAGCAGCAGACACCAGCCCAATAACGGCAGCAATCTTGGACTCGTCAAGAGCCAGACTTGCGCCCACACCAACGACAACGATAGCCGTGATATAGGCCAAGCCATGCTTGCCAATAGCCTTTCCCGCCACTTCTTTGGCGGTGCTTTCAGCCTCAAGCCGGTTTAACTCGGCCTGTGCTTTGGCCTTGAAGAGTGACAAGTTTTCGCCGTCCATTTACCTGTACCTTGCCGTCTTTGCCGCCACCTTGGGTGGCTGTTTCACGAATTGCTTTCCGGCGGCTTTGCCTTTTCTTTTAGCACGCGTTGTCGCAGCGTACTCAGCAGGGCTGAGAGCCTTGATCGCAGACTCTGGAAGATACCGTTCACCCGTGTCAGAAGAGCGTTTACCACTTTTAGTCCTCCACTTTTGAGCGGTCCAATCCTTGAGCGACTGCTGCGGGGCTTTCATACCATCTTGCCGCGAGTCTTACCACGTTGGCAGCAGCCATCAGCACGGCTGGAGGCTGTCATGCCGCCACTTTTCTTGCTCTCTACTTTTTTAATCTCCGGGACCACAGGACGCCCATCAGGACCGACTCG